TCGATTTAATAGCTTTGTTATTGGCTATGTTTAGAACACCATTTACTGTTAAATCACCAGTTATCGTGTCACCTGACTTCTTGACATACTTACTGTCTAGTGTAGATATAGGCAAATGGCTAATGTCTATCTTCTTGCTTGTGTCGGCCTTGGCAAGCTCCGTCCACATAGCAGCAATGTCCAATCCACCTACTATATTGTCATCTACACTCAGCGTTCCATCCGTAGCTATATTAAGGCCGTTCCCGACCTTGACCATGCCTAACGCCCCGGTACCGGCTATAGGGCTTACTATATCATAATTACCGGTTGCGTAGGCGACTACATCACCAGTCGCTAAGACATTATCACTGGCGTCCACCTTGACATAATGGCTAGCGTCCTTATAATTGAGGTATAGGTTGGACAGCACGGCGTTCGTCCCGGTCATCCCGTTAATCGAGTTCCCGCCCGAGAAACGGACCCATTGCGCCGATTTATCCTTGGCCACGTCAAACGTCTTGTCGCTGTTAAGGTGTATGAGGCCGTTGATGCTTGGCACGCCTGTCATTGCTCCTGTAGCTATTCCGCTGGAGTTGAGTTTCTGCCCCCACCACGTGGCGGCGTATAGCTTGTCTCCTTCCAGTACAGTGCCCTTGGCGTTACCGAATTTCACGGCGAACTGGTTCTGCGTGTCCTCCGTGTTAGGTTGGTTCAATAATTGCAAACCCGTTCCAGCATAATAGATCTTGCCCTTGCCACCGAAATCAGGATCCAGCGATAATAGGCCGGTGGCAGAATCAATGATGAGCCCACTATCCTCTTTTATCATAACAGCGCCCAACATGTCATATCCTGCGTGGGGGAGTATGATGTCATGATCAGAGGTAGCGTAAGCCACGATGTCTCCTATTGATAATATGTGCTTAGCATTCTTAGGAATAAGATAACTATTATCTGGATCTGTATCAACATAGTTCCAATATCTATCAGCTAACTTATTGATAGAAAGCTTCATAGCTTCACCGTATCCTAAGTCTAATGCTAGATAACCGACTTCTGGTAAAGCATCATTTACATATTCATTTAACTCTCTAATTAATTTACCAGCAAATTCTGCTTGTACTGATACTTGAACAGTTCTTGTATACTGCGCTATTACATCCTTGCCAAACATCAAGGGACTGCTCTTTTCATATAATAGCGCGTTATTAAAAGTCGTTCCAGATTCAGAAGGGCCGTTCAATATATTTGCTATCTTAGTAACTACAGTGTCTGTCTCAAACTCTGCGTCAATTGCTGCAACATCACCATAGTCTTCCCAATCTACATCGACTGAGAATGATAAAGCTCTGTATACTTTTCCATCACTTGTTATATTTATGTTATCGCACATACGAACAAGCCTTAATGCATCACACATAAATTCTGGTGCATTAAAAGTCATGTTGTATACTTTAGAGCTGGTTTGCTTTTCTATAAACTTATAACCATCTCTTTCAGTAAGTTCTTCTTCAAAAGGATATGAAGGTTTACCTATTTTAGTGCTAAGATAGCATACAAACTTAAACCCTGAAGTGTAATCTATATGACCACCTTTAAAATAAAGATTGTCGTTATCCCAGTACTCAAGTTTTATATAACAACTTATGTTAGAAACTACTGTAAATACCTCTGAATACCAGGTTTTAGTACCTTGCTTTAATACTATATAGTGTCTGCCCTCGCTTAGTTTTGGGGATATTGTGCTATTCCCCTTATGCATCACTATGCTATAAGCGTTGTTATCATCGTCTGTATGATTAGTAACCTGTATATCGAGTTTGCCAGTTAAATCTACAGATTTATTACTATTAAGACTCTTTACTACTATACTGGTAACATTTCCTAATGAGCCTGGAGACACGAATTGAAAGGGAAGAATGCTATTATCCGGAGCTATAAGACCCCAGATACTACCATACACGTATGACTTGCGATGATTCTGTTGATCAATAGAATCATACCAAGCTAATATGTTAAAATTATTGTTAGGTGACATTGTACAGCAGCTTTTTATTATTGCGAATATATGTATATAATACGAAAGAAAAAATTAATTTAACTGTTTTTAATAAAAACTATACTTTATTTAGGCTTACTTAATATGGTTACTTCAGCTTGTTTAGATATTAAGTCTATAAGCATTTCAGATATATAGCCGATCCCTAAATCTGTTTTGATCGCACTATATAAATCAGGTATAGTATTTAATATGGAAAATTTTACTTCCTGTGATACACACGCCTTAACACTTATAACTTCAAGTGATGCTAATTCAGAATAGCTTATATTGTCTCCTGGCATATCAAGCATATAAAACTTTATTAAATAAAACCACGATAGATACCCATTCTGTAAATTAAGCGAATATAATAAGCCACTATCGCTTGAAGTCAATTCAAATTTAATAAGTGGTAGCTCCCAATTAGAGCCTACTTTTTTAGCAGCCATGAGAGCGAAACCATCCATCGAGAAATCGGATGGGCTTAAAAGCATATAATCAATATCAGATGTGAAATTACTTACTGATACATCTTCGTTAAGACTCTTATCTACATAAGTTGATTTTACATCTATGCTAGTACCCTTAAATGCATCAGTCACTGTGTCCATCCAGCTAAATTCATACCTAGATGCCAATTCCTGTTTCACATATGACACCTCGGTTTGTTTATACCCTACATGTTTTAAATTACGTGGATCTGTCATAGTTGTAAGATCATACTGCACAACTTGATTACCCCCAGTTACATATGTGCGCCCATTATTATACCAAGAAACGTGCTCTATTATAAACTTACCATTTTCTATATGCCAATAACATCTAAAGCATTGTTCGAGCATATCCATTATACTTTTCAATGACAAAGTAGCTCTTTGGGCTGCTTGATCATACTCTCCTTTTAGTATATTAGATTTGGGCGTAATAAATAATGTAAATGTATCATATACAATAGGGTTGGGGCTTCCATATAAAAATTTACTATATTCTTCAGTAGCTTCATGCGATATGCCAGGTGCTATTTTAGATAATAAAGCTTTTATTACATCTGATAATTTGAATGCATCTTTAAGCTTATATTTTTTTCTGGTAGATGTATCGATACTATCATACGCCATAGAATATATATACCATATAGAAGCATTACTCCATGAATTGCGGCATATAGGAAGTGGAGAACTAAGCCCAGTAGATAATGGTATAAACGCACTAGTGAAATAATCTCCATTATCGTTTATGCCAAATCTGGTTGGTTGCTTTGACGTTCTAGATGTTGCTACTATAGTATTTGAAGATCTTAAACCTATTACTTTTTTGTAATTACTACTATTATTAGCTATGTCTTCAAGTGGTATATCATATGTATTTTTGACATTTCCAGAAGTTATTTCGATAGAATCAACATCACATAACAGCCTTTGGTATATGCTATGAGCCATAGCATATTTAGGTTTAAATGCTACTGTTCCAGATTGAGTGCCGTTTGAGCTATCCCATTTATAGAAATTAATTTCATTACCTATATAAAAAGGAGTCGTGCTATCAAATAATGGTTCCCAAAATTCGCCTTCTAGTTTTATGATGTTAGTAACTGGTTCAGACCTATATATAGCAACATTTGATGTGTTATATAAATAGTATCTACCCTTTTTGTCATCGTCTTTCTTATACTGCAAATAGTACAGATTCTCATTGCGTATTTTACCAGATACACCATCAGGGTTAACTGCAGCATATACACCATTCACTCCAGATGCTACGCCTGTTATACTTACTTCTGATATCCCACCATAAGGCTCAAAATAATATTTTTCCATCAACTCCTTGGCATCGCTTACTATCTCGTTCACGTCTTGCTCCCAGTATGTTCCACCTACGAAGTTAGTTACAGTAGAGCTACCAGCTATATATACCTGTATACATGCCCGTTTATATAGATAAAGAGGTGTAATGACTGGTGGTATCTCTAGGAGCTCATATTCATTCTCATAATTATCAACAATGCTAGAATAGCTATCGATTGGATAAATTTTTGGCTCACACATCTTAAAACTAACATCAAATTTACAATCAGTTTTACTAAAGGTGCCTCTGAAAAATTCTCTCTTTTTGCCTGATACTTCTTCTTCAATTATGAATGTAAACTTTGTGTTAATATTCGAATTATATATTAACTCAAAATTCTGGCCAAAAAACTGTATTTTGCCTTCAAGTGTTTCTCTGAAAAACCTTTTGCCATTTTCAAATGCATACTTCTTTTTCAGATTCTTAAAATGAGGTGATACTTCAGTTATATCATACCCGGTAACCGTATCGCGCCTTATCTTGAATATATACTTATTTACTTTCATGAGCGTATAATTTTAGTTAGATTACCATTTCTTATAATAGTTCTACCTTGGCCATCTACAAATATCTTTTCGCCATTCTGCTTTATTATCTTATCAAGACTACTTTCGATTTTGTGCAGATCAGCATTTGACTGATTTATGAATATATCAGCATCGGCATCTCTATTAAAAGCGTTGGCATATTTATCTTCAAATATCCCTTTGTTTAAGCTATTAATAACGTCTGGTAATATCTTACGATATTTCCTTGTCTTATTCTTGTTAATGATAGCAAGGGCTTCTCCACCTTCAGCTTTCATCCTGTGTTTCTTTTTATTCTTTACACCTAAGTCAATATCATTGCCAGATGCATGGGATCCTCCTTCCAAAAACTCGAGACCACCTTCACCATACTCATCTGATTGACTTGCTGTTACTTGCTTAGCTTTAACTTTAGCTGTAGCGAATGAAGTCCACATTGTAGCTATAGCAGCTAATGCAAGTGCTGGGCCAACAATAGGGATTGAAGAAAATGAGCTCCATAAATTAGCGGATGCAGTAATAAGTGAAGATGCCTGAGTAATGCTATTCAATGATTCTTGACGTCTTTGAGCTGCTTCGAGCATTTTTTGCTTTTCTTGTTGATTTTTCTTTTCTTGTTCAAGCTCTTTTCTAGCGGTTGCTACATTATTAGCATAGCCATTATTACGAGCCTCAATTTCAGCATCATAGGCTTTTTGCGCGGCTTCTACTCTAGCCTCAGCTGCTTCTACAATCTGCTTAGACATTTCAACCTCAGCATCAACAATGGATTGAAGTTGTTCTATTACTATGTTTACTGCATCTTTTAAAGCATCAACTTGATCATCATCAAAACCGAGTTTCTCAAGCAGAGTGCCACCTAAACCTTTTTTACCGATATTCTTAATAAAATCATTGAGCTCTGACAATTCACGATCTATGCCTTTAACAGTAGCTTTGGCAGCATCAATCTGAGCTTGACTCCAATCTAATCCACCAGCCTCTGCTAAACGTATTTGTTCTTGCCATCTAGCTTTTTCTTGCTCAAGTTTAAATCGGGCTATCTCAGTTTCGCTGCGCTTAACTTCGTTAAATATAGCTTCATCGAGAGCTTGTTGCTCATCAAAACTTGACATGCTAAAACTACCAACAGCAATAGCTTTTTGTTTATCGAAAGATGCGTTTATAGCGCTTGTAGGTTGCCTTTTAGCTTCTGGCAACTGAGCATTCTTAAGTAATGCTATTTGTCTTTCAACATCTAATCGTTTTAAAGAATTGCTGAGTTCTTCATAAGAGCCTTTTTTAGATACTTCGCCTTCTAACTCTAATAACTCTAACAGCTGTTCAGCTTTTTGTATTTCTACATCTATATTAAGCAAATCTAGGCTTAAAGTTAAGCCTTTTTGCTTATTCTCTATAGCATTTTCTATATCCTCTAATGCTTTAATAGCCGTTTCTTTTTGGCTTTCTGTAAGCTCTTTATATTTTTCATCTTGACCTTTTAATATTTTTTGGATTCTGGCGTATTTGTCATTTAAATCAGCTATTTCTTGATTAAATGACGCGAACGCTTCAGCTCTGCGCTTCTTATTTTCATCTCTCTCTATCTCCGTGCGACTCTTTTGATATGCTTTTTCAGCTGCTAAAGCAAGAGTATTCAATCTATCATCAGCATCTCTCGGTGTGCGTTTTTTATCTTTTTTATGAGATTCTTCTAAACCGATTTCTTTAAATAGAGCATCTGCTTGATCTTCATAAAATTTCCATACATTAAAATAACTTTCAACTTCTTGCTCAAGAGATTTTGCGTCTTTTTGTAGGCTTTCTACATTTCTCTGCCTTTGCTTTTTTAACCTAGTTTCAAGTGACAAATCAGAATCTGGCCCAGAGATGCCACCCCATAAGGCTTTAAAATAATTCATAGTTTTATCGAAAAAGCCGTATTCACGCACTTTCTCTGCCTCGGCCTTATTCTCTGCAGCTAATAATTTTTGATATTGCTGAGATACAATATTCAGTGCAGCTTCTGCTTTAGCTCTTGCTTTATACGCAGCTACAACAGATTCTGTGTTTTCTACGAAAGCATTATTAGCGTCATTTATGTTATCTATGGTGATTCCTAGTTTGCCAAATTCCTTTTCATTATCCTTAATCCACTGTGTTTGTGCTTTTACGTTATCCCCTAAATCTCTCCAATTTTCAGATAACCTTCTTAGTACAGCTATTTGCTGACCGTACGCACCAGTTGAACCTTTTCCTAATTCACTGTTTAAATCTTCTAATGCATCTTCAAAAGATTTTGCTGCATCTCTACCTGCTAATGTTTTATCAATCCATGTGATAATTTCTTTACCATACATAGAAAACACGGTAAGTAGCACAACAAGTGCAGTATTCCAGCCAAACAAAGCTTTAACTATTGAACCTGTTACACTTATCTGCTTTTTTCCTTCTGCAGCTAATAGCTCATTTTGTCTTCTTAGTCTTTTAATTTCATCGACCACCATAGGTATATTATTCGATATACCTAAGAAAAAAGTATTAAGTGATACAGCTGCAGCAGGTAATTCTCGTACTACTTGAGAAATAGAAATACCTAAACCATCCCATGTTTTTTGGTAATGACCTACAGATAATCTATAATTACCTGTTGCTTCTTGCAATTTTATCATCTGTTGATAAATTGCATTTGTCTCGGTTTCAAGTTTTTTACCAGAGTCAGCAGCTTCTCTTTCAGCTGCAGACATCTGGTTAAGTCGTATTTTATTCAGCGCATATTGAGCTGAAAGCCTATTATAAGAGCCTTCTGCAGAATTAGCGATTGTGGCTTGTAGTTGAGCAATTTGATTTGCCTCTCGTATCTGGGTTGAATAGAGTTTAAGCTGCTTGTTTTCTTCTGATTGGGCATAGGCAAGTTTCTCTTGAGCCTGAGTTAATGGGTCTACTGTAGCTTTCTGCTGTTTTCTAGCAGAAGTAAGTTCAGCAATCTTAGCTTTCAACTCGATTAATCTTTTGCCTTCATCAGATTGCAAGTAAGCTAGTCTCTGCTCCGCTTTTTCTACTTCAGATAAAGTTTGGATATGAGGTTTCATTTGGTCATCAAGAGCCTTAATCTGATTTTTCAAATTAAGAATATCGTTGAGCAATTGCTGCCCCATTTCACTATCTGCCCTTTCAGCTGCAGTTAAAGATTTATATAATTCGACTGTCTGCTTCAAATCAGACTTAAGACGATCATAAGAAGATATAGCTTGCTGTATATAGCGCTGCTGTTCTACAGTTGCTTTATTAGCATCTGAAGTTTGTGCTTTGAGCCAAGCAATTTGCCTACCCGTATCAGATAAAGCTAATTTAAGCTCATTTTGAGCTCTTTCAAGCCTTGATGTAGATACTGTTGCTTCATCAATAGCCTTACGCCCTTCACTTGTGGCTCCGCTAGCTGATTTGAGTGAGTGTACAATCCTATCGGCTCCTGCTCTAATAGCATTCACCATTGTCTCATATGACTGGTTGAGCTCGCCGAGTTGCTTGACAAGTTTTTCAATCGAGTCATCTGGCTCAATTATATCGCTATATTTTATTTTATCATCTTCAGCCATGATTATCTCATTTTATGCCGTTTAACACTCTTACTTTCTGCCTCTAATTGCTGTTTTATATTATCAACAGCATTATAGAATTGAAGTACTGTCATTTTTTTAGCATCCATGTTTGTCTTTTGGGCTATTAAAAGACAAGTACTTTCAAATTGCTTATCATATTTTATTTCAACAGATTCACTCCCAATATACGATTTTGGGGAATGCATATTAAGCATTACTATATCTATGGTTTCTATTTGCTCAGAATTATCTGTGCCATTTATCATAGAATCTAATACAAAAAGTGTTCTCTGCTTCAACTTATCATATGCATCTTTTTCCTTTGGATTTACAAAATCTCCCGGAAAGTACATTTCAAGTTCGGTTGTTACTTTTTTTTTAAGCCAAACTAAAAAGTCTATAATCTTTGAATGCTTTATTTCTTTAAGTTTAGCCAATACATTTTTAAGCCCATCGTCTGATAAGTCATTAACCTCTTCACCATCTATGCTATGAATAAGAGCTGCAAAAGCTAAGTATTTAGGTGAAATTTCGCTATTCACCATATACATGTTTTGCCTCATATTCTGCAACTCTTGCAAAGCTTTTTTAGCATTATTGCTTTTAATAAACTTAGCAATACGGGCTATATGGGCATCAATGTCATCAACATCTGAGCCGATTCCAGAGTCTATAAGCAAATACTTATTGTATTTCTGGAAATTTATGATAGGCATCTCATCTATGCTATCATAAACCCTCACTGTTTTCTTATTTACTGTAAGATTCTTCATAATAAAATTCGCGTTATAGGGGTTGACACTATAGGGATAAATATAATACTCATCTCGTTAAAGATAATAGCGAGAATAATAGCGAGAATAAGCGACGTCCAAAAACTTAAGCAAAAATCGCACTCGAATAATTGAGAGATAAGCTTAGGGGCCTCGGCGACTATTTTGTCGCGTATGCCAAGCCTTTCAGCGAATAAAATAGCAAATGCAGCTGATGAAGATATGTATATCAAAGCCGAAAGCATTGTTATAAAATATACCGTTGACATAATTCTCTAGTTGTTAAAGTAAATTCAATCCGTATTCCTGCATAAGGGTACATAAAGAATTGTTTATCAATATCTTGTATGCCCTCTCCTTTATAAGCATAGTTATTATAGACTTTCTCTATCGAATAACCTTTGTATATATTCTCAAAGCGCTCGTATATATCATCTATAGTAAGCTTACCTGTTGTGGTAATAAGACCTGGAGTAGTTAATACCCGCATGATCTCATCTTTTACTTCTTCTGTATGCATAACCGTTTCATCTTCATAAATACTACTAAGGTCATACCAGAATATAATAGCCCCACTGAAAGTATATTGAGGTAATGATTGAACTACTTCAGTAATCCTTTGTGGGTCATAGATATCAAACCATGAAAAGTTACCGAAGTTGTCGTTCGGTAAAAGTGATACATACTCTCCGTTGCCATTGTATACTGCTGGATATACAAATTTATTACCATCTGGCCTATGCTCTACGAGTTTATAAGCCCTGCCAAATGCGTAATTAAGCCACTTAAGCTTATTCATAAGTGACTTTTGCATATCCTGTAATATCTTGTCAAGCAATACAGGATCTTTTTTAAACCGTATTTGCACTGAATTTTCTTTCATTTCCTTATTGCTCGTTTTAATCGTTTTGTTAATTCTTTTCTTACATGTGAGCGGATTATTCTCGTAAAGTTTTTATCTGTTAAACGAAAAATCTCTTCACCATATTTCTCAATGAGCTCAGGAGTTTTTTCGTCACTAGCAGTCACGTAAAAACCTTCTGAATCAAATACTACAAACATAGATTTGTGAAAATCACCTGTATCTCGCAATGTGACTCTTGTAGTAGGTTGCCCTTTTCTCTTTTTTATCTGTATAGTTTTAGGTTTATATGGCATATAGCTCATTATCTTTTCACCTCTACCGTTAATACCGCGACGATACAGCTGATCATCCGCTATGGCTGATACTATCACGTCTTCTTTATCACGTATAATATCCTCCAATAGCATAGGCAAGCTATCTTTAAAGTTTCGTAACCTATACTCCAGATTACGAAGTGTCGCGTTGTATCGTTTTACAGCCATATTTACACAATTCTATATTTTATACCATTATTTTTGCATGGTAAACACACTCTGTCAATCCCAGAAGTACTTAGCTTAATAGCCTTAAAAGCTATATCTAGCTGATAGCTTAAACCTGACTTTTTCATAGAAGAAGAGTCGCCATCCACTTCGTATAATATATCGGGCCTAGAAGCATTGATTGAATGCCTGTTTGTTCTCACATTAGAGTTGTACGCGAATTCACGCAACATATCTATTGCTACCTGCTTAGCTATGACATCTTGAAACATCATTCTCTGCTCAACTATAAAGTCTGTAATATCACAGCTTACAGTAACTTCTAAATTCAACCCATAGTTATTATCATATGTATATTGATTATTCTCAACATCCCATAGATGTAAACTCTCATCTTCTATGTCTGTAAGCTCTTCATTCACATAAAATGGGTGAATCTCGAGGTATTTAGACCATGCCATCCAAGCGAGCAATTCTCTACGTGAGCATGACCCGCATGGCTCTTTTGACCAGTCTTTATTTTTTCTAATAGCTTGACTTCCTTCTGGAAGCTCAGATTGAGAATAGCATAAATACCAACTTCCTCCTGCATCAATGTCTTCACTTTGATACGGTAAATAGAGGTCATCGATAGTAAACCATTCAGCACTATTATCTCGTGTCTTTGTCAGTTTTATAGTTCTGATCGGCTCATATATACTTGAATGCATAAGATACAAAGTATATTCTCCAGCTTTAGTGAACTGAAGACATATCTTGTTTATTTTTGTAGTTACACCTTTTGCCCGTATAGGTACAATCTCGAAGCCGACTAAGTTTTTCTTATTCTTTACAGTATCTACTAATCTACCTGTCCCATCAAACAGAGTACGACTTTCGCATAATGGCTTGTTTGTTCCTTCTGCTGTTTTTTCATTACAGTATCTAGTAATAGCTTTTTGAATACTTGCTTTTGTTTTACCCTCAAGCCATTCTGAGAATGGATTAGTCTCTACCCAATATTCAGAGTTATAAGGAGGTACAAGTTGTTTCTGCTCGTCTCTATTTGTTTCACATATTAGCTTATATGTTTTGCCCTTATAGGCTACTATATTTCCTTTGCTAAATTCCTTATTCTCATACTCTGGAAAAGTAATATTTTTAAAATCCGGAGCAATACATGACATATTCTGCAAAGTCAGCAAAGGATGAATCTGCTGAAAATATAGGCCACTTTCACTCACGGTTAAAGCATCAGATATTTTTAGGTCTGATGTGTCATAATTCTGCTCCCACCCAATAAGATGTAACAGCTTTTCTTGTATATCACAGGCTCTAACCATAATTCTTAATTTAAATGAAAAATAGGAGGCCACTATCGCCAGTGGCTCAGTGTACCTCCTACCAAAGCTAATAACAACCTAACGATCTGCTATCGATTTATCATCCCCCAGCACCCACAGCTTTAGTGTTTACAGGGCTGTCTTCAGAGTTGACAACAACGACAGGCTTAGCGTAAACTGCATTTTCGCTTGATATATTGAATGACAGAATAGGACTTGCCAATGTAGTAGGTGAGCTGTTATATGCTGTCAAGAAGGCTACATCGACAGCAAAGCCATAGTGCTCTTTGCGAGTGCGATTCATATCAGCGGTAGCAGCCCCCGCAATAGCACTGTAGTCACCTACAGAATCATAGAAGTATGTGCCAACAGGCATGTTTAACAAAGGCAGAGTAGCGATACCCCACTCATGGCCATCACCGGAAACAGTTCCGAGCAAGCAATCACGCTCGAAACGGGTCAACATTCCAAGAGAGCCAGCATTTACAGCATAACCTTGAGCATACTTACCTCCAGCAGCTGCAATGTTGTTTGTCAGGTGAACAATCTTTGTACCAAACTCATTTTGCTTGTTCACATCGTTATAAAGGCCATGTTGCTGTAACTTACGCATGATAGACTCAACGCCAGGATCACCGACAATATGCAACTGACCATAGAAGTCATTTGCTCCCATCATAACTTCAAGGTCACCAAATACGTTTTCACGCTCAGTCCACTTTGCATTGATGGCATTAGCAGACCAGTCATACAGCAGCGGATTTTTCAAAACCTGTGTTTTGTTGGCTGCGAGAGCAGCAAGAGCAGCTTCATCAAGCTTTTTCGCAAAAGCATAGATGTACTTCATCATCTTGGTCTCAAAGTCCTTCTGAATGCCAATTTCGTTGTTCATGTACATTGCCGGAGCAATAGTAAATCCCCACGCATAAGTGGCAAATGTGATTTGAACCATCTTAGAAGTGTTTTCACTGTCGGCGATTGTCAAGGTGCGAGTACTACCGATAGTAATATCAGCATCGTAGTCAATTACCGGAGTTTCCAGCGTGTTACCGATGGAGGTCCTTGCTTTTTGCTTCAGTTCCTCAGTGAGGATGCCAGTAGGGTCTTCAGACTGCACCATAAAAGCATTTAGCGCACCGTACCTACTGGGGCGATATTCAAACTTATCAAAGTTAGAATTCGCACGGATGTTCTGGATACGTGTTAAAACTAGACTCATAACTTTTAAAGTTTTTTAATTGTTAATACTTACGCTATTGCGGTGCATTACCCTTTTACGCCTCATAGCATTTTTTATTCTTTATACTTTTTCGTATGTTTTCTCGAAAATATCAGGCTTACATGGATAAAACTCACCATTTACACCTTTAATGATATAATCACCTACACTTGCTCGCATTGTGCCTTCTAAAGTTTCAATAGGGACATAAGGATTATTTTTATCCTCATAATTTACATGCGCTCCTCCCATAAACTCAGAAAGCTCACAAATTCTTTCAGCTGTGTCTTCAAATTGAATTGCTTCAATTATTACTGGTTTCTTTTTATACTTCATAACTTATTTTTTATCTAATAGGTAAACTTGCCACATTGTTTTCAGTTCTCAGCTGCATTGACTGGTCTGAGAATTCTTGCGAGTCACGGGTCAAACCATTTGCAAGCAGATGTGCCTCGATAGCTTTATCAGCCTCAACTTGGCTCTTAATGCCTGACAAATCAAGTGTCCCACCTGTTCCGCCTGAGCCAGATCCAAAGCCTCCTGTTCCACCACCTGTCTGCTGACGGCCTGTGTCGACCACATCTTTAAGCGATGTCTCCATTACAAGTTCCTGCAATGTATAAGGATTAAGGTTGTTCTTCGGGTTGTTAAGGATATTGCCATCCGCACCACGAATAACAAGCTTCTTTCCTCCTTGGTCATCTTCTACAAACTCAGGAGTGCCTTTTGCAAGGACTTCTGCTTTTGCAGCATTGAGCAGTGTCTTCTGAATCGGCTCAGTGATACCGCTCTTAAACTTAAGACCTGCTGTAGCAGCTTGAAAAGCATAATCTACATGCGTGTCCTTAATAGTTTTATCAAACTCTGCCTTTTTGGTATTGAACTCAGTTTCCTTTGTCTGAAGCTGAGTTTGAAGCTGAGTTACTTGAGCTTTAGCATCTTTCAGCTGTTGCTTCAAAGTTTCATCACCAGCTCCTTTTTCAAGTTTAGACTGGAGCTCTGCGACCTGTGCCTGAGCAGCAGTAAGCTGAGTTTGAATTGTTTTCGCAGACTCTGCTTTAGTTTTGTACTCACCGAGCACACGTTTAGCATAGTCATAACTCTTTTCACCGTCTTTCTTTTTAATACCTGTGATATTAAGAATATCAGTATCATATTGACCATGCAATGCACCAATCTTAGTGCCTATAACGGTGTTCTCATCATTTCTTGACATTTCAGCAATCGCATTCAGCTGGTTATCTGTAAGACCTGCTAAATCTGAGCTCTGTCGTAGCATCTCAATTGTTAACATACAGCTTTGTTTTTATAGTTGATTACTTTTGTACTAACTCTGCAGCATCTCCATATGGGTCATGCAAGACTGCCATAATGGTATAGCCAAGACCTTTATATGCTTTCTTGAAAAGCTGCCATTCTGCAAATGTGAACATCTGAGTAAATGCCGGTGACTCTTCTTTACCTGTCATTGGGTTAAACCTACGGCCACGCACAATTGACAGATGCACCATTTTTTCAGTGCCAGGCTTAATAACGTATTCATTTTTAGTAGTTGAAGTAGCTTCTTTTTGCTTTTCTTCAATAATATCATCAACATCCACTAGGAAAAGAACTACCTCATCAAGCTCTTCCTGTAAATCACTTGTCCAAGTTTTTCCACCTTTAGCCTTAGCAGCTTCTAGTTCTACTTTACGCTCTACAGCCTTTTTCTTGTAAGACTTAATATCTTCAAGACTGAGCGCCTGTAATTGCTGAAGTTCCAATTTCTGTAACATATTCCAAAAGTTTTTTACTTATAATATCTATTTTTTCTCTCATTGGCTTATTTGAAGCAAACTCAATTATGTTAATATTCTCACGCTCAAATTTTTCAACTAAAGTACTAAAATTTATTTTAAGCTTTACTAGATTTTCATTTAATAACTCTTTTTCATACAATTTTAACACTTCATCCAATGTTTTATGTGGATACGGCTCCAATTGCTTTAAGATAAGCATTCTCTGAAGTACTAAAGGATTATTGCGATATTCAACTTCAAGAATTTGTTGCGATATAGCATCTAGTTCAGAGTTAGACGCACCATTTTCCTTTGCTTGTTTATACTTAGAGTATAGCTCTGTTACTGTGAAAACATAAAACTCTGTACCCCAGCTTACAGAAGATGATATGAAAGCATCTCCATATCTGAGTTTGCAAATAGTATCTTCAACAAACTTCTGTGCCGATTCAAAGTTGGTCTTTAATGCGTTGAGAACTGAAGTTTTGCTTTCAAAGTTAGCAGTTACTTGAGTCTCGTTGATAGCTTCTTTTTCGCTTACAGTCCCACCCGAACCAACAACAGAAATTACGATTTCATTTTTAAGCCTTACACATTCATTGACATTATAGTCAAGTGAATCTTTATCAATAGTAGTTATCTGAACAGGATTACGCATATCTGCGACACCTTCAGATTGATTTGGCACGGGAACTTCTAAGAATGAACCAGGGCCAGCTATACGCTTTTCGCTACAGCAAGGACATTTTTCGACTGTTCCATTGTTGAGAATCTTGTACTCACCTTTCGCGTTACGTAGAAAACCTCCGTCACAGTAATCACCAGTCTCATTATTTTCAAAGTTACAATCAGCCTCATAGGCACTATATATAGGATAAGGTGCGTACAAGTCTAAATGTTGCTTTGAAATGGAGAAGAACAAATACCAATCAAGGTTTGACAGCTCTTTTGTGATTGGATTTTTCTTAAGATCTTTGTTTTTCTCGTTAAGTTGTATTGACCAAAAGAATCGAGCCGGGCAATATTTTAAATCATGCTTTGCCTCTGAAATAAGAGACTGAATTTCATTCTTCTCATTTAGCTGATATACTCTTATAAAAGTATCATCGAATACAGCTATTCGGTTTTCTGGCTGTTTGAAAATAAGCCACTCAAACTGATTTTCATCAAGTTTAGAAGTCTGATAATCAATTACTGCATCAATCTCAAGCCAATAAAAATAAGGTTCAGGCCGAGCGGATGATTGTATTTGAGGAAGGTCTACTACCAAAATACTATTTGGCGATACCTGCATTCTTTTCCATCCAATTGTTTTCCATATTTCTGGCTCATTGAGGTTATTCTTTTTATATTGAGACCAGTCCTCTGCAAGCTCTGAGTCTGTAAACTGATATGAACTTGATGAGTTACGGCTATAGAAAACTCTTTCAAGTTCTCTATAGACGTCCTCAACTACAGCAGGTGTAGGCAACGGAAATTTGAACAGATGAAGGAATATGTTGAATTTATCCTTCGGAAGCAACTGTCTTACCCAATCAAGGAATATGGTCGTAGGTTGGTTAATATCAGATACAGCAACATTCGTCTCAGTATGAAACCTAAGACGGCGCTGCATGTTTACAGCTTTCTGAATAGTCTGACGTTTAGTCGGCTTTTGCAGAATTTGCTTTATCTGATTTAACTCTAAGGCCATTTTCTTCGTCGTAAATATAATTACTATCTTTAGGTAATTCCCATCCACCGTTTAATGCCGCACCCATGTCAAGTAAACGTTCTGCGTGTTGAATGCCAAATTCTTGTGTCATACCATACTTGGGCACGGTCAATGTTACTGTTTGTTCTTTTTTCTTTCTCATGGCTGAATTTTTTTATACACTGCCTCCTCCTGCTGAAGGAGCATTAACCCAATCAGTAAGAGGATTGAAGTCAAGTGATTCACGCTTAATAATATAGAATTTGTCACTCCAGTTAGGATTGAATGACCATTCAATGGTATTGCTATCCGGCTCTTCAAAACCGCCAAGCTTTTTGTCACCAACAAAGAACTTGCCAATAGGAATTGGGAAGTACGCTGTAGGCTCATCCTGGTCATCTACCAAACAGCCGATGTTGCCATTTTCATCAATCAGCCAAACGCCAATCTCTTCACACATGTACTGTTTCAACTGCGCAATTGTCTTCTGACTTTCCTGATAGATAGTGGCAGAGAATGTTGTCGGCTCACGGCCGATTGTAATCTCAATACCTCCAAGTGTTTGATTACCTCCGCCGAATGTACGAGCTGCACCAGGCTCAGAAGTAGGCCCTTGGATATACGGAGAAACTGTCATTTTAGATCCATCCGCAGCAGAAAACATGGTAGAAAACGATGCTTTCTTAGTCGGGTTAGTGACAGAGTTCTTCGTTCCAGCTGTCTTATAGATACGCTGAAATGCAACTTTTTGAACTTGCCCCATACTCTCCTTGCATTCAGCAATCTCAAGGTCGGCGATATGAGCACCGGCAGGGCATCCACAGTTTAATCCCATAATTTATTTATGTTTTAATGTTAATACTACCGAGCAGTTACCCCTTAACTTGCATCGAATTACCTGTATTTGCTTCGAATTGACTTCTCCACGGCGTAAAGATACTAAATTTATTTATAAGTCATATAGTATTTAACATTTTTTATAGAGGTATTTTTTATCTCATATTCTCGCATTATATTCATTCAAAGCTTATGTTTTAATCATCTTTATATAGCCAAAAGCCTAGAAATTGCGAGAATAATGCGAGAATATGAATTTACCATTAATTTCTCAATGAGATCTTCTTTCTCCCGGCTTTCCTGTTACGCATCTCTACTACTCCAGTTAATGCATCTGGCGCATCATCGTGGGTGGCTCTTCTCTTATTATCTTTACGATAAGTAGTGATAGCGTTGTAAAACTCACGCCATTTTTTGTCCCACCTCTCTGGGAACGCCACGTCTGAGTTGACAAGAGCTGAATTTGAAAAAATACGCGCTGCTTTATTCTTCGTCTGTGTAAATGTGTTTATCGCCGTTTTGAAATTATGCAAAGTGGCTCTTGTAATGCGCTTTACGTTTCTAGCAAACTGCCTACCACCATTGTTAGACTCTATAAGACATTCAGATATGCTGTTTTCTGTAAGCATTTTGGCCAACATCACTTCAGTCTTCTCCATAGGTAGCTGCGTATATAACACATCAATTACATATAGCATCTCTGGTGTATTTATGAAGCATATCGCACACAGATAGTCAGACCCAGTGTCAGCTGTATCAACATAACACCACCTTTGGTTAGCTTTAGAGCCCGATGGCAATTCTATATTTTGATATGTTTTGAACTCATGGTACATAAGGCCCTCAGTAGGAATTGGGTTCTGCATATACTGGGTCTCAAATACTACTGGGTTAATCTCTCGTAGTTTATATAGTTCATCAAGATTGTGTTTCATCGGCCAAAGAGCATATTCTTCTCCTGTCTCAGGGTTTGTTTGTATAACAGGGAGTGATAAAACAGTCCATGCATCGGGCTCGATTTCTTGCAAATAACCACAAAGGTCATGCTCGTGCAGCCTTTGCATTATTATAATGATAGGCGTCCTACGTGAGTTGACACGGTTACGAATTGTATTTTCGAAGCGCTGGTTTATGCGCTCACGGACAAGGTCAGACGCAGCATCCTCTGGCTTTATCGGATCATCAATCATGATCGCGCCTTGAAACACGTTGGATTTTGCACCGATCATAGACAACACCTCATTTGTGTGGTCATCAAAAACAAATATATCATTGCCTCCGTCCATCTTATCTATTTCTTCATCTACAACTCCTGCACCAAAACCTGTAACCTGACCTTGCGTTGATACAGCATAGAGCTCTCCGCCTGATTTAGTTTTCCATCTTTTAGCTGAGCCTTTATCAGACGCAAGAGCTGAATTAGGAAAGAGCGTTTTATACAGTTCTTCGCTCATTATATTGCGTATAGTATCTGAATTGTCATTCACAAGTATATCTGAATAAGATAGATGTAAAAATCTACACCGTGGGTTTAAAGCAAATGCCCACGAGATAAATGATTTGATAACAAGCTCTGTTTTACCATAGCGAGGTGCGATATTGATGATTAATCTGGTAATTTTGCCATCTACTACATCTTGCAAGGCACCAAATATCTTCTTATGGTGCTCAGCTACAATGAATGAGCGCTTATATTGGGCTTTGAACATCAGTTTAGTGTACTTTTCAAATGACGTCAGAGCCTCAAGACGTAACATTTCCACAGGATTTACAGTTCCGGGCTTTGTGGCATCTAGTGCTGTTTCTTGCATTTCTTTAAGTGACTTCATTGCTATATTTTACTTTATTAAGTTTTCACGTATAATCAGATACGCTTCACGACTCACAGGCACATTGGGAATAATACCTGTTTGGAGCTGTTGCTGTTCAGGTAGATTAAGCTGCATTTGACCTTTTCCAAATACACGGTCCCAAAGCTTCTCAACTGTTTCTATATTACCAAGTTTTGCATCATCTTGCAAACGTTTTATAACTGTCTTGATAACAATTGGTATCTTTTTATTACTATATAGAGCTGCCAACTGTGCTTCATTACATGTTAGCAAACAAGCCAATAAATTAGCAGTGTCTTGCTTTGTAAGCTGAATACTTAAGTTGATATTAAGGCTAGTAAGAAGCTTTGTTATCTCAGGTCTTGATGCTCCTTGTAACTGAAGTGCTGAGCGTATAGCTGATGAGTATGAGCCTTTGCCCGAGTTGTGGCGTTCTGCTAGCTCAGTTGCTTTAAGTGGCTCTACAGTCTGGGCCTCAAGCGCCTCTATAGCCTCAACTCGTTTTTGTTGCTCTGCAATACGTTTGGCTTGGAGCTCAGTTTGGCCATCTGGTATTTCTTCCACACCGAGTTCTTCTGCTAACGATTGGCGTTTTTCTTGTTTGGCTTGAAGGTTTTTAAGCTTTTGCTTTTCAAGATATTTAATACGAGCCAATTCTTTTGCGTCTTGCTTTGCCTTAATACGTGTGGCCTCTTGTTCTACAAGCTTGGATGTGTCCGGATTAGACATTCCAGGAACTACTGGGCGTGATGGCAGTATATCTGCTAATTTCTGTGCTATTTTATCTGTTTTCATATTGATTATTATATTCTTGTTGTTTATTAAGTATAGTCTCTGCTCTTTCTTTTGCTTCAGATTGTGAGAGCATTTTTGCTTTTGCACGATTACTTTCTGGTAAATTTATTATATCATATTTTTCATACGACCATATATATCCACCGGCTGTTTTTATACGTTCATTACAGCACATGCATATGTTGCTTGCGCATATTCCTGAGCTTCTTGCGGCTTCGCTTATAGAACTGTATTCTTCTACAAATAACCCTGAATTTATATCATATTGGTATACAGCTTTAGCTTTTCTACCTCTTGCTCCTTTCTTTAATAGCTCTATATGTAATGCAGCGCTTCTACTTACATTTTCTATCAACTCATTGTGTAAAGTAAAAGCATACGGCTTTTCATCATTGCTAACTAAAAGCAAAAAATTATATCCATAAGGATAATAAGTCATATTGCTTTTTATCAATTCATATTTATTTTTTAAAAGCTCACATTTGCTATTCTTGAATACGCTTTTTACTTCAACAGTTATATATTCACTATTTATAAGCGACTGTCTTAAATCTACACTTTCTACTTTTGGGCTAAGTATTCTTTTTACAAGTGATATTAAGCCCTTGCGCACGGTCCAATCTAAAGTATGACAGACAATAATCTTACTATCATATTCAAATTCTACAATAAATATAGCCCATTCGGCTAAAAGGGAGTCTATGCTCCCAACTAAATCTACCTGTATACCTTCTATGTTTACCATACTATAGTTTATTATTATTGTTATAGCTTTATGCTGCAAATATAATAAATTATAGTGTGGTATAAAAATTCTCGCAATTATTTTTTATGTTAAATTCTAGATTGGCAAAAATTTTCTATTCTCGTGGAAATAATTGCATTCTCGCATAAACAATAAACGATGTAAACTATGATTTCCTTCCTTTTCTGAGAGACTTCTGTCTTGAATTTTTATAGATTATATTCTTTAATTCTATTTATTCTATCTAACAACTCATTCAGAAGATTTATAGTTCTTATTGTTTACTTGTTTATAGTATATCTAATCTATTGAAAATCAATCACTTATCGAGAAACAATCGATTGTTTATTTTGTTTCTCTTGTTTACAGCCTTTTTGCGAGAATGCCTGAATAACAGATTTTGCGAATTTTTGATTTGGTGGCAATTTGCGAGAATGATTTGAAGCCAAAAAATTTTTTCTGATAATGAACATGGCTCTGTATACTATATATAAGGGGCACCCAGGCACTGCGGCAGGGGGCCTAATTTTCACACGGGCAAAATTCTCAAAATATAAAAATTTATTTGGTTAAAAAGCATTAAGCCTATCAGCCTCATTCGTTAATTATGGTTTAATTCGTTAAAGTTCTATAAGATGACTACCTGTTAACAACTCTTAGCTAAAATAACTTTCAGGTTCCAAACCAGAGACAGGCATACAGGCAATCAACTAATAAAGTTTAATGAATGTTTAACATTTCCTAACCTAATATATTTCATGGTTTCGTAAGTTTTATTACCATAAAGGCATAATTTATCAATTTCAGATTATTAACCAAAACAACCATCACACTTAACACAATTTAACTCATAGAATTTTTATATGATATTTGTTTTACATCCATCAAAAAATTATCATAGAAATTTTTCAGGTTCATAAATTATTAGTATATTTACATATCGAAAATAACGGATAAAACGATCGAGGTTATAAATAAAATTTAACATAAAAAATTGATCAAAAGTTTTTCCGGTTAAAATAAAATGAGTATATTTACAATATCAAAATAAAACGATTATGACACAGTTAGAAAGCTTCTTATTTGAATTATCATTCGGAGATATTAAAAAGATCCGTGATTACATGTTGAAAAGATACCACGTATATTGTGGTTCAATGGTAAAATTGGCAAAAGAAATAGACGAGAGATTGCCCGAGCCACTTGAAGAATTGTACGAAGTGCTCGCATAACAGGAGAACATCCCGGGCGGGAGAATGGCCGTAATGGCATCAGTGGTTCAACTCCACTGCCGGGAACAAGAGAATTAACAAATAAAATCACAGTAAAATGAAGACACTTAGAAATTATCGTTTCGTATTGACTAACATTCCTAATAGTATGTTAGAGACAGGAGAAATAAGAATTGACAATGAGGAAGTAACCGGCGAGAGAATGTTTGTTAGTGAATGTCATTACTATGCCGAGAAAAATATCATCGAGTGTATCAAAGATGCAGCGAAACGTGATGACTTGCGCGGTTACTATGAACATACCTACTGTATCTACAAAGAGGACAAATCGAAAAAGGAGACAGTAGAGCGCGAAGAGGGTGGCAAGAAAATTACCGAGACGAGAGAAATACCTGGTAAGGCAATGCTGATCGAGGTGATAACAGTAGACGAGAACGGCATAAATATCCGATAAAACGGATTGCCGTTCGCCCTCCGGGTTGGACAAGTAAAACAATACCTAAATACAGAAGAATAATATGAAGAAGACAGCTTATTTGTATGTTGAAAGAGATGATAGCGAATATGACTATAAAGCCGGATTTGCAAGTCACACCGAGGCAAATGAATATCGACAAGAGTGCCAACGTAGATGGATAGGCCACTGTGACTATGTGTATCTTTGGACCGGTTCCGAGAGAATTAACCTCACAAGAATGCCGAAAGACGAGAGAAATGAATTATTAAAACAGTTTAACATACCGGAATAATATGGTAACAATGAAATTTTCAGCAACTAAGTCAGAAACATTGTTTTTGACACCGACAATTGCAGTTGAACAAGACAACTCAGAAACAGCAATCCGATTTGCTCTTTGGCACGGTGTGTTCAGTGTAGAGGTAAGTAAGAGCTACAAAACCGTAAAAGCTAAATAATATGGCAAGAAACGAAATGTTTGTAACAGCTTATAGACTTGAAGTTGAGGCCGTTCAAGAGAATTTGAGCAATATGGAGAACTTCATAGAAGCCATTTCGGATTGCGCTATCGTGTCCAATGAGGAAAGTAACGTAGCTATTATAGTAGCATCTTCGGATGCCTTAGGGACAACGAAATTGGCTAATATGGCACTCAGATTCTTTGGCAAGGAGGGATATAATATAAGTACTCTCGGGCTCTTAGGGCCGTTCAAGAAACTCAATTGATATTTTTTAACATAAAACTTGGAAAATAATTCTCAAAACAGTTTTATAAATTGAATAAACATATTATATTTGCAATATCAAAATAAAACAAGTAATAACAACTAAAATTTACAACATTATGGCAACAAAGAAATTTTCACAAATGACAACGAAGAAGTTAAATGCTCTTTTAACAACAGCAAGTGACGAAGATAAAGCCGAGATTGAGGCCGTACTCACAGCTCGTGAGCAAGCTCAAGCTTCAGTATCAGGAGAAACACAATCCGAAGTGGCAAACTCTGTACAGGAGTTCGAAGATACAGAGAACCCGTTAACACCTGAGGAAGAAGCAGCTATAAAAGCAGCAGAAGAGAACAACGGTGTCAATCCGATGAGCAACAGCAGCAAAGCGACTCTTGAGAAAAAGCCGAAGATGACCGATGAGGAGCGCCACGCATTGGCTGAAGAGCTGAAAAAGAATATCAATCACCGTTGTCAAGCAGTCCCGTTCAATACCATAGAATGGGTTGATGGTTATATCGCGGGAGTGATTGAGGAGAAGCGCACAAACAAAGTTCTTTACGCTATTAAGACAGATGACGGACGCCGCATCGTTAAGGTACACGACAGTAATCTTGTTCGCGTTTTGGACGAAGTTGTTGAGCCGGAAAAGAAAGTTCGTGCTCGTAAAGCAAAAGATCCAGTAGATAAAATCGAATGGACACCGGAAGCAATCGCTGAAGAGATTAATGAAGTTATCGACAATGTCGGTAAAACGGTAGAATTTGAGAAATACCGTACTACAGATGAAAATGGTGAAGAGCATGTCGAAATGGTAGTCGGCCGTATTGTGGCAATCGTGCCAGATAAACGAGCTCAGCGTTTACTTTACCGCATTTTAGTCCCGACACCTATTGAAGGTAATCCACTTGCAACAAAGACAATGCATAAAGTCGCAAAAGCTGATGGCCTTAAAATTGCCGAAGAGTTCGACGAAGAAGGTATGCAGCTTAATGCTAAATATTTGGAACGCCGTGAGGCAGCAGCAACTCGTGCTCCGCTTACTCCGCAAGATCGTGTAATCCGTTGCGAAGAGAATGTTAAAAAGGCAGAAGAGAAGCTGCAGAAAGCTCAGGAAGAACTGGAAGCTAAAAAGAAACAGCTTGAAGATGCAAAAAAGGAATTGGATGAGTATTTAGCCGCTCAGGTGAGCGAAGCCGCAAAAGATAATATTCCATCTGAAGAGGAATCACTTGCTTAATGTTCATTATATAGTTCTGCCATGAAAAGAGTCGTCTCGAAAGAGGCGGCTCTTTTTTTATATCCCCACCATTTATGTTAAAATATGTAATCTTATAAAAGCATGCTTCTTTCGCGTTTTAAGGCATTTTCAGGTCTAATATGTACTATAATATGGGTTAACTCAATTCTATGTGGTAGAGGTCAAAAGAAGTGTATCTATCAATGTATTTTTATAAAGTCTGTAATATGAATTGAGGTATGGACTTTCTTGAGTTTTAAGCCACCAGGCAGCTATATAAATAGTTGTTAAATTTATGGCTAATAGTTGACTCATTTTCTTGGCCTCTAGGATATTTTTATTCGAGAATAATAGTAAACCAAATCTATAAAAAGAAATGAGGAGAGAATGAACGAGAATAATGAAATTTCATATATTTTTGAATAGCTCAGAGGCTTTATGTTTTTGGCCAAAGATGTGATGCAGCAGTGAAAATTTTTATGTTAAAGCCTGTAAAACAGCAATCTATGTCAAGGTTATTTTGTATTTTAGCTTATAAAAGAACAAAAGTAAAACTGTTAAAATATGTTACACACTAAAATGCATAAAAGCCGCATGGCTATCATGGTTAAGCAGCTTATACTCATAGGTGCAGAGCGCATATTCTGTTATGCCTACGTAAGTGTGATGCAGAAATTAGCGGAAGAAACGGCCGAGAGAATACTTGCCACGACTGGGCAAGAGAATACTATAAGGCCTAACAGGAGAAATATTACAAGCATAACAGGAGAAATATTACAAGCATAACAGGAGAAATATTACAAGCATAACAGGAGAATAAATGAGCAATTTTATTTTAGATTACAGCAAAAAGCAGACTTTGCAAATATCAAATGATGCTTTTTATTTTCTGTACTATGGTGAAGAGCCATTAGACGAAAATAACTTAGAAGAAGCAAATGATGTGTCTGAAATGTTTTCCAATAACTTTTACATAGAAGATGATTGGAAAGCAGTTGATGATTCAGACCTTATAGAATGCACCTTTATTCCGTATATTGAAGATCAAGCAGATTATGATGAGTATGAGGATCTCACTAGGCATATTCAGCAGCAAATAAAATGGCTTGATGCAAATCATGTTAGAGTATGGTGGTTCAATAGCCAAACTGGTACAAGAGAATTGCAAGGTGATTTTAAGGTTTATACAAACGAGTATGGTCATAAATGTTTTCATACCGGTAATCAAGATGAGAACTTTATAACAGGAAAAATGTGTATATATTTTCTGAAAAATTTTAAGAAGCGCATATCCTAAAAAGCAGACTACAGAAAAGTAGTCTGCTTTTTTACATTAGGCTTTCATCTTTTTCTACGACGAGAGAATAGCCGACACCTCTTATAGTTTCTATAACAACACGGTTGTCCATTTTAAGCATATTTCGCAGCATACATATGTGAACGTCTAAGCTACGTTTATTAAAGTAGTTATCATCAGCCCATACTTGTTGCATAAGTATTTTCTTAGGTAACGTTTCATTTTTATAAGCGCATAGTAAAGCAAGAACTTGGCTTAGTTTATTATTAAGCTGTGTTTTTACATCGCCTACAGTAAGAATTTTATCTATTGTATTAAACAGGTAATCGCCTATCTCATAAGATGATTCTATATTTCTTACTCGTATACCGCACCTTTTTAAAACGGCTTTTATTCTTCTTATAAGCTCTTCAATATTATATGGCCTTATTACGTAATCATCTACACCTTCATCAAAAGCTTCTATGACATAGTCATATCTAGCTTTATCTGATACCATTATTACTGGTATTTTGTTATCCGATTTGCGCAAAAACTTTAATGGTTTTAACCCCATAGAAATATCTGTTGTCTTATAGTGACTTAATATGCACAAATCATAATTCTTTTCTCTGATTTTGGCCAGTATATCCTTCTCAGTAGAGGTTATTACTTGAAAGCCATTATATACTAGGTAATCTACTAAGATTTTACAGTCTTCATCTTGATAGATTAAAATTCTCGGCAATGCTAATTTAGTGTTATTACTTTTCATATTATTTCTTTAATTTTGTTTTGCAAGTCATTATATAAAACTTCATACCAAAATGGGTTAAGCCTTAACAAGTCAAAGTATGAGTATACACCTTTTTGGTATATTAAAGAAGCATATTTAAGCTCTTTGTCTGCTCTTTTTCTTAGATGCTCATGATAAAACTTTATGGATTGATCTACATTTATCAAGAATAATGATTTATGCTCCATAAGAACTTTCTGCTCTGTGTTTTGAGCAAAATAGTATGGAATATCAGGCATTGCCCAAAAAGTCAATCCAGAACCATATTCTTCACTTGCTTTGTATAAAAAGCCAGGGGATATTCGAATTGAGTCAGGATATAAGCTTTTACATATTCTTAATCTGCGCGGAATAAAAGGATTAATCAATGTTGCTAATCGCTTATTTATATAAGCTGAATATTTATCCACCATTCGTGTATGCTCTTTAACAAGAGATGAAACCAGTAGTTTTATTCTTTCGTTTCCTATAGGGTCACTAAGGCGTATATATTCTTGTCTAAAAGCTTCACGTTGGATACGTATTCTATCTTCTTTAAGTCTTTGAGATTTTTTCTTTCTAGCTTCTATATTAGCCATTGCAGCTCTGCGCTGTCCTTCAGGCCCAAATAGCTTTACACCATTGCAATTATTCCACCCTACACCAGTCCATGGCATTTTATCTCCATATCTAGCCTCTATTTCTCTGTTTTCCTGTTCTTCTTCAGATAATTCGACATGTTCTTCTTCCAAGGTAATTTTTTCAATTGCCTCAGATTGAGCCTCTTGAATATCCTCATCGTCGCTTTTAATTTCATCGAGAAATTCAAAGAGTTCCTTTTCGGTTAAGTCTCCATATTGCTTAATATCTTCCATGCCACTTAAATAATGACTTGATTATATCTTTTCCAGCTTGCTTGTTAAGCAGTCCAAAATATGCAATCGCAAGCATGAGTCTTGCTATTTTATGCAATACCCAGGCTAATAGATATATAGGGAAATAAAGTACACCTACACATCCCCATAAAAATTTAAGCACCTTTTTCATTTTTCTAATATATATAATGGTTGTTTTATTTCGGCAAATTGTGCATTTATACACTGCATATTTGCCTGCTGGCTTATAACTTCTTTCATTGGGCTTTTTATTTCTTGTATGCAGCTCAATGCATTTATTATGCTAAACGGAGGGCATGCCATATAAACATCGGCCAATGCATCAACTAACTCATCTTTGCTCAGTTTCTGCAGATTACTCTTTATTATCTCCCTTATTGGATTGTTCATCTTCTGCTTGCTTTAATTCAACATAAGTTCTATGAAAAGCTTCATCGCCTATTCCTTTAATAAAAGTTCTAAGTGTAGAAGGATATTCGCTTGTATTTATAGTCTTATCGACTACTTTCGCGTAAAGAGCAGCAAGAGCTTTAGGCCCAAATACCTTTTTCTCCTGCAATCTTTCAATGGGGCCTCTTTTGAATTGAACATAAGGATTTTCATTCATAATCTTTGTACGAGTTAGGTACAAATCCTTAATCAAAGCCTCAATATGCTTTTCAAATTGAGACATTTGAATAATATCAATAACTTTCAAATCTTTCAGCTTCATTTTTATAAGTTTTTGTTTATATAATACTTTTCTTGCATATCGAAGTGTCTCTTATATATATGCAAATCATGAGCAAAATGGTAATAGGTGCCTATTGGCACACCGAGCTCATCTGCAACTAATTGTTGAAGCTTTGTCCAACAATACTGGTCATTGCAAAAGCCATAAACCAAATCATTGCTTCGCATAGTTACACACATATCAAGAGTTCCTATTTGAGGCTTAATATCAAACCCGACTGATAACGTACAAGGCGTATCATGCTTATAGTCGTCTTTTTCTTTGCCATCAAATATGGTAAACCAAGCTTGACGGGTATCTTTATTCTTTCTAAGCTGCTCAATGCACTTTGCCAATTGGTTGTTGCGAGTCCATTGCCACCCATAGTTAGAATTGACAATATTGTCGCCGCCGTGCATTTTATCCCATATAGGAGCATACTTTTTGATTTCAGCTACACTCCTATCGCATGACATGTACCAAGCGTATTCACGCTCTGCGTATCGTTCACTGAATTTACGCCATTCTGTTGTTATGATGCGTTGCTGAGGATTAAGTAAATAAAAACCAACATTGTAAACAGCTTTTGTCCCAACATTAGTATTTACTCCTTGGCCCATAATAAAAGCATATAGATCTTCAAAAGCCTCAGTAGCGTTTTTATAGGCTATGTTCATTCTACCCAAATTTGTTTTGTTTGCCAATCCATTCTATTTCTTGATATTTTAAAAGCCTCTGCTTGTTTCCACGTATTAAAATATTTAAGCAAAGTTCCCGTCGAGTCAAATACGCCATATTGAATTTTTCCCATATCACTTAACTATTTTATTAGTGCTGCTGTTATAAACCCTGAATAGTATTTCTTCTGCTTCCTCATTCATAGAATCACAAATACTTATTGCTTCTTCTATGGATAAGCCTGTGAGTTCTTCGTCATTATCATTTATAGCAATTTCACCTGTTATAACTCTAATGTCAAATGAGTTTACAGAAGCAAAAGTTTTAGTAGCATTAAGAGCTTGCACACAGATATAACACACAGCATCTTTGTATATAAACGATAAAGTACTTGCACCTTTTAGTATATCTGCATAAAATTCTCTTAACTTTTCCGGTTTAAACCATCCACTTTCATCCATCCGTTTATATTCCACAAGCCATTTACCATACCCATTTGAAGCTTTAAACCTGTTAGCATAAATGGCCACAAATCTGAGAAATTGGTCTGTGTAAATGACTTGTGGAATTTCAACTGTTTTCTTCTTGAACTGTTTCATGCGCTTAAAGTTTATATATTCTCGCGCGTTCTAGAGCGCGCTTATTATTCCATTATTATTCAATCATTTATGTACTTAAAGCGCGATATTGCGCGCGAGAATAATGTGAAAATCAATCCTTAGTATGATCCAGTAGACCCGAGTGCTCCATCACCACGCTCAGATGAACGGCTGAAAAGCTCTGACTCAGAAACTTCTTCAAGGCCTTCATACGATACAGGCACAAGAATAAATTGTGCTATTTTCATACCTGGTTTAATATGGACTTTAGCTTTACCTACGTTAACAAGATGTATATGAATTTCACCTTGATAATCTTCATCTACAATCTTGGCTCCTAAGATAACAATGCTCTCAAATGCTTCTGGCTTCGGTTTTCTATTAGCCATAATACAAGCCCATTTAGAAGTTACAACTCCTGACTTATCAGCCGCCATAAGCATATATCCTTCTGGAATCTCCATCTTAATACCTGATGGTATTAAAACATCAGTTCCTGGATTTACGATAAAACCTTTGTTACTGCCGAAATTAGGAACGAAAAAATCAATTCCTGCTGCTTTACCAGTTCCACGAACAGGGGACTTTACATTTCTTATTTTTGCAAATTTCATGGTTACATTATTTCAATGAGTTTCTTAGCTGCTATTTCTACAGCTTTAGCTAATCTGTTTTTAACTTCCGGACTTATAAGGCTGTAAACTCCTTCATTTTCAAAAGCATCGGCCATGATAGCTCCAATTTTTGAAAGCTTAGGATTAGAAGCGTTAATGCCATATTTATCCATAAGTTCTTTGTTATACTCATACTTAATACCTCTGCCATTTTCTACAGGAACGAGCTTAGCTATTTCTGCATGAGTATTTGACTTTCTGCTCGTAGGAACAGTGATAATAATCTCCTGATTGGTTGTCATGCACATATCTGTGCACATTTCCATTACTTCATTGAAGTCGCGTTTAAACTCTCTTGGAGTTACTGAAATTAAATTTTTCATAATGATGCCAAATTAGCAATTAAGTTCAACATATATGTTTTGTCTTTATCTCTTCTGAGCTTCATTTTATCTTTTAAGGCGAGAGCTACTAGCTGAACACGTATAAGACGATGTTTTGCATAAAACTTGTCGATTACATCCAATACTACCCCCTTTGGATACAATCTCATCATAGCTTTCTGTCTTGTCAATGATAGCATTTATCTTGACTCCACCGATTACAAATGAGTAGCACGTGCTTTCTTCATAGTTTTCATTCCCAAGGCCAGACAGGAATTGAAGTTCTTTTAACTTTGCTTTCTGCTCTTCTTTCAAATGAAATACCTTTATATCTATATCCTGTGGATTAGACGGAACTCCGAGCATATCCAGAGCAGTTGTACCCGTTACCATATACTCAATTTTATTCGCGCTACAAAAGTCAATGAGTTTGAATAAAGCTTCTTTTATATTCATAGTCTGTATATTCATAATCTGTATATATTACATTAAATCATCATCGAATAAGCTTGGTTGCTCAGTGACTTTAGGAGCAACTTTTATATCTCCTGGCTTGCGCTCTAACACCCAAAGAGTATTGCGTGAAGCATCCGGAAACATAGGAGCCATTATATTGGAAATGAGATTTGAGTCATAGTAATCTTTAAGAGTGTCAAACATTTTTTGTTGCCAATCATTCATCAATGGCTTATAGTCTTTAGCCGAAGCAAATGTGCCGAACTTATTTACTATATCAAAATGTTTCAACAATATGCCTTCAAGCTCCCAATGGTCAAACTCTTGTACGTCAACCCCACGCCCATCACCAGAATCATAAGTATGATTACCAGCCGCTCCTACAGATGGATCGTAGTTCGGAGTTGAAAGATAATAAGTGGCGTCATTATTACCACAAGCTTTAAAGTTTTCCAAAAAAGCATCTGCATTCTGTTTGCCAACGTGCTCGATCACTTCAAAGGCACATACTTTATCAGCATTAAACTTGCTGAAATCCATGTAGTTTTTAACAAGATCAGCAACATAGAAATGAGCCCAAGGTATATCGGCATATTTTTCTGCTGCTCCTTGAATTGTTTTCTCACGAATATCGATACCGATATATTCTTTCTGCTTAAACTTGTTTCGGTATAACACTTCAAGCAAGTTAGCAGCTCCACAACCAAAGTCTACAATTGACTCACCGATTTTGGCTTCTTTCAAAATATGAGTCCATCGCAGATAATGTGCAAATTGGTCTCTGTGGAATACGTGACGCTCAAAGGCCTGATCAGGCCTGAGGTCTGTTGTGTTATATACTTTTGCCATATTACTTAATGATTATTTTGCATTTCATTTTCTTCCAGTTCACACTCTTCCAAATAGTCATTCATAGAGCCCATATAAGCTACAGCATCGAGAAGATTATCTTCTTTGTGCATGTAAGCTTCACGTGATAACTTAAGAGCTATCATAGCTCTATACATGCCAGCAGTTGTTATCGTCTGGCCTTCTGGTGATATTAAGTTATAAATAACGGCGGCTTTCGCCATTGACGCCATAAAAGGCCCGTACTGACGCTCTTTTTCCTCTGAGCGCTCATTCACAATCTGATTTGCTTTTTCTAAAATGTTACTCATAATTTAAAACTGTTTATTATTTCATCCATTACAACATTGATTTTAGTTCCGCTTTTAGCTTATTAGCATTAGCACCTCTAAATGTCTGTGCATTTGCCAAAAAATATCTGACAATATCTCCTGCAGTATCGTAGAGATACATATCATTTGGGTCTGAAGTGTCAAGTGTTAGCATCGCCTCCAAATAAGGTACGGCACCAAAATATACATTAAGCCATACTGACTTTATATCTCTGGCTATTTGCTGAAATGTTCTTTTATTACCCATCTTATTATCTTTATTTTGATGTGTAAATATATCAATTTTCTCCGAGAATAGAAAATTTTTTCATCATAAAATGCATCTACTTAACACTTCTTAACTTAGCAATGTTTTATTGCTTTTCCGGGTATTCTATCTGCAGCAATTCTTTGCACAAAGTTATTACGACATTATACTTATTGCTTAGTGCATTTATTATAATGCCTCTTTGCAATATAGTAAGCTTATTTTTTGCTACGAATAAATTGGTTTCTTTTATATAAGTGTCACTTCTGTAATACTTTCTATCTTTTAGCTGAATAGCCATTTCTGCATAATGAATACATTTCTCTATATCCTGTGCTCCGTTTTTAGCTTTATATCTGCTAATATACTTTATAATGCATCCTTGTATAAAAGAGCATCCTAAAGTGTTTATAAGTTCTATTGGCTGCATAATCATATCTTTATAATGGTTACCGCCTATTTGTATGTCTGTTGCTTTCATATTTCTACTTTTATATAATTATTAAAATCACAATACACATATTTAGGAGTTTTAGCATCATTTGCATATCTACAAGTAGTTGTCCATGCATTTTTTATGACTACTTCATATATTACGCCACGATAGCAGAAAATATCTCCAACTTTTAGCCTTGATAATTTAATACAATTTGCGCTCATGATTATCAGCTATAAATCCATTTGCTACTCTCAATTCATCCATAAACATCACAGAGTTATAATGCTTAGGAAACGGTTTTACTATCTCATATACTGTATCTTTATGCATCACAAAACCGTCGTTTACAGCTTTTACATACTCTAGTTTTATAAACTTGTAAAGATACGCAGTTTCTGAATTTCTGCCTGGCTCTTTGCCAAGTAGAATTTCTTTTGAACTTATTTTTTTACCAACATTGTTGTTGATAAAATTTACCATTTCAGTAAATACTGAAGGTTTTTTGCCATTACGTCCCATAGTTTACATAAATTTTTTATATTTATCGATTTTTGCTTTTATGCTATCCATTAAAGAGCTTTGCTTTTTATCTTTCAATTTAAGTGCTCTGATTACATCTTCATCGTGAGTGCCTTGCAATATCAAATGATTTATAACAACATGATTCTGTTGGCCTTGGCGATATAAACGTCCATTAAATTGTTGATATAACTCAAGACTCCATGTTTGTCCAAACCAAACTATTATATTACCTCCTGCTTGAAGATTAAGTCCGTGCCCAGCTGATGCTGGATGTGCCAACATAACTTGTATTTTGCCAGCATTCCAGTCTTCAATGTCTTTATTGTTTTTAAGTTCTCTTGGTTTGTATTGCTTAAGATATTCCATGATTCTATCCCTATCAAACTGATAAGTCCAGGCCACTAGTACAGACTGGCCATTCGCATCTTCGATTATTTCTTTAAGAGCACCAAGTTTAATATCATGAATTGGAAATACGTTTCTTTCCTCATCGTATATAGCTCCGTTTGCGAATTGAAGTAATTTATTCGAAAGGGCAGCAGCATTTATAGCATTTACTTCTACTGGTTTTTCTATAAATGCTGAATCTCCATTTTCATCTTTATATTCTATTAATTCTGTTGCATTTAACAAATCTAGCACTTTATTCTTTTCAAAGTCATCATATTGTTTCTTTATAGTTTCTGGCATTCTTAGTTTTATGTAATTATCTGTCCTTATAGGCATTTCAAGATAATCGTCTGCTCTCATGCTTATGCAAATGTCCTCTATTTTTTTATGTATTATATATTCTGCGTCATTCATCAGATCATATGAATATACGATATGACCATTTGATTTACCTGGCCGAAAATATCTTTCTCTATATCTGGATATTGTCTTTTCAAGGCGTTCACCTCTATCCATGAGATATACTTGGGGCCATAAGTCTATAAGCCCATTTGGAGCTGGTGTGCCAGTCAATCCAACTAAACGCTTGAGATACGGTCTAGCTCCACGTAACGCCTTAAAGCGCTCTGACTTATATGACTTAAAACTACTAAGCTCATCAACTACTACCATATCAAAAGGTAATTTGCCCCCACCATACAAAGCGCAAAGCCACGCTACATTATCTCTTGATATAACATAGATATCAGCTTTTGTTTCCATGACAGCTGTTATACGCTGTCTAGCAGTACCTATAATCTTAGAAAAACGCAAATGCTTTAAGTGATTCCATTTCTCTGCTTCTTCTTGCCAAACTGACTCAGCTACTCGCTTTGGTGCTATAACTAATACTGAGCTGATATCAAGATAATCAAACATCAAATAGTTTATAGCTGTTAGTGTTGATACTGTTTTTCCTAACCCCATATCGAGAAACACACCACAGAATGGGTGGGCAATTATATGCTCAACACAAGCTAATTGGTATTTATGTAAATTATTTTCTGTTAGCATTTTGTTCTTTTAACAAGTACTTAATTTCTATTATATTTTTAGCTATACATTTAAGTAAAGCTTCATTGCTATTAGTAAATTTTAAAAGGCTTAACTCTGCATCTAAAAGTGTTTGGTTAAGCGCATTATTAATTTTTTGTGTATCTTTAATAAGTTTATCAGCTTCTTCTTCCATCATGTATGTTATTTATAAACTGTTCAACACCTTTTATTGTATCTATCACTTCAACTCTAAAGCCTAATGCTTGAAGTTTATTATGCATATACGTTTGTATACGTTTAGGCTTTCGTCCAGTTGTTTTCAATTCCACAAAAACTATTTTATGACCCGGAAATAGGCACATTCTATCTGGTAAGCCTATAAGTTGATCACATAACAATTTTATGCACATGCCACCGTTTGATTTTACAGCTTCAACCAATTTGCGCTCTACGATTTTTTCACTATCTATTTGTTTCATTGCTGTTCACGTATGCGTTTTAATAGAT